ATAATTATTAACCAAAATTTTATTTTCATCCATATCTTCTTTCGTTAACACAAACGATTTTCTAGAAGAGGGGTCGTAATCCTGACTCAAGAACATATAATCACTTTTCGTATCAACCCACATTCCCATAGTGAAACCTTTATATGTAATGTTACAAAAATGAATACTTGTTTTAGCTCTTTTCATGATAAATGTCTGAACGTCATGTGTGAACTCATTATCAAGTGACATTCTACCGTATTCTAATTCACTTATCATAGCACCGAATCTAGTTTTAATTCGTTCTTCTTTAAAATCAGCACCGTCAGGTATTTCAAGAACTGTATGCTTATAAGGATAGAATCTTTTAAATTTTCCATCTTCATTAGGTTCTGGTAAAATATTAAAATACAAGAACCACGGATTAACTACTGACACCGAGTTACTCAAACAAACACATCTAAAGTTATCACGATTACGAATTACAGTATCTATAATATTAAGGAGACTTTCTACACAGTTAGGAGGATACCCAACATTATCTTTCTCACGAATAAACTCATCAAATAATATCGTCTCAACATTAGGGAATGAATTACCTTTAAAACTTTGCCATGCACTTAAAGGAACAGCAAACCCAGCAACTTGTCCATCTATATAAAACTCTTTCCCTTTAACCTCGAATTTATGGTCAGGGAATTCTTGACTGACATCATTAAATAATTGGGCAATCTTTTTCAATTCTGTTTTGTACATTCTCAAGTAAATAAATTGTGCCCCTGTTTTTAAGAATCTATTAATAATATATTTTTTCATGGCATAAGTTTTACCAATACCACGACTTGCAATAACGAAGCTTATGATTCTGTTATAACTCAACATTTGTTGTGGATTATAATATAAATCTTTTAACTTATCTTTTTCTAATTTATTTTTTACTTTTTCTTTTTTACCTTCTTTTTTAATCTTTTGCTGTTCTTCAAATTCAAACAAAGTCAAGTTTTCCATAACAGAACCACGCTCCTTTTTATGATTGTTTCACATGAAACATTTAATTTTTATCGTTTTCTTTTAATCTTTTCAGTTCTTCTAACTTACACAAATCCATTATCTAAACGAACCCCACTTACTCACTCGTTCTCCGTTACTCGTTTCACCACTAGCAATGTAAGTACCATCTACACCTTTTAACCAAACATATCCATAAGCTTCATAGCCATACGAATTATACGTGTATTCGCCACCATCCGACAGCGTTCGAATATGTTCACTATTCACACTAGGTTCTTTACGAACTTTAATCGCTCTATCAGTAGTAAAAACACCATCCTGTTTCGTAAACCAACTAGAATCATATGCGCTTTGTTCTTGACTTTGACTTTGATTTTTTTCTTGTTCTTTCATAGGTTTCAACATCAATTCTGTTTCAGCTTTACGTCTACGAATCAATCCTGCATACGGTTTCCCACCTGCATTAACAAACAAATTCATAATTCTTGATGCTTCATTCCAATTACCCGAATTAATAGCATCCAATAGATTTCTATTATTTCTAAAAATATGACTACCTAAATTGAAAGCAAAGCTACATAACGCATCATACTGGTTTTGGTTCATATCACCCGTTAAATCTCTTTTTGGAACTTCCATATGCGAATCTAAATCATTTGCTAGTAATTGCTCCGCTTTTGATTGGCTAATAACATTGCCACGATAAGCATATTGTTTTTGCGTGTTACCATAACCAATTGTCCAAACACCAACAACATCTTGATAAGCTTTTAAATAACAACCCTCAAAATGTTTAACTAAATCAACACCAACTTTAGAAACACTCATATCTCTAGCTTTCATTATTTCCTCTCCTCCATTTTTTCAATAACAACTGTTAAATCTGTTATTGCTTCCTTAACTCCATCCAGTGTGCTTGTTACTTTTGTCATCATGAACACTGCTACGAATATAGGAAAACCAACCTGGCTAATAAATGGCACTAATTGCTCCACCGAATTCACCTTCATTCTTTATTATTTTTATTTAAATTTTCCACCAAACTTAGGTCGTACTCTATCAAAGTTTAATAGCCAATCTTCATATTGCTTCATTTTATTTTTCTCTTCTTCTTTACCTGTGTTATCTCCACCACAACTATTTATCGAACCATCCCCAGTGGTATATAATTGCAAAACCCTAGCATAGTGAAAGTTTCCACCATTTAAATAGCGCCACGGGTAACCAATTTCTATCGCTTCCGGTCTGTTATAAGCAATTTTTATACCAGTCGTATTACCCAAACTAGGGGCAACAACTGTTCTAGAATATTCTATTGATAGCTCAAGTGTATGAATTTTACCTCTTTTACTTATCCATTTCGCATAACCAATACCGTAGTTATATTGCTGAAAAGCTGTCCACATATCACACCCATATTGCAAGGTTGTATCTAGTGATTCTTTAAAGTGTTTTACCCCTTGCCTAATACTTGCTACTGGGTCTTTAATTGCGTTCATCGGTAATCCGGCCGATTCAGAACTTTGCATTGGGTCACCACCTGCACCACCTGATTCAACCATCATAATCGCAAGTAATCCTGGAACAGCATCCATTCCAACACCTTGAACTTTACATTCAGATTCTATTTGAGGTCTGTAACTTCTAACTTTAGCATTAACCCTTTCATTAATATCAAATGATCCATTACCACTATTACTAGGTGGTTGACAAGTACCATTATCAATACCTGTTTGGTCGTTCGTAGTAGACCATGTATACCCAAAATTAACGACTATCTCAGTATCATTTACAAAGAAAGCTTCCCAGTTATGTACCGCATTAGATTTATCAAACACAGAACCATTCATAACTTCTATATGTAAGTGGTCGCCAGTTGCAAATCCCGCTGTACCAGTTTGACCACACTTTTCACCTTGTTTTCTTTTTGTTCCAACTGGATATGCACTGTGATTATTGTCATGCCAAAACATATACACCATTCTTTTTGTTCCCGAAGGGGTATTGACTTCATTATCTGTTGCCCACATTGTCCCTGCACTCCCTGCATTAACAACAGTCATATCAGCAGGGGCATAATACCACGCTCTTTTTGTTCTAACACCAGATTTTGTTAAATGGATATAATCAATTGCTTTCGCTTTACTATGTGAGAAATCACCAGATTCACCTTGTGTTATATACATAACATCCATGGGGAACATGGAATTTTGTTTTCCATTTGCCCCCACAGACTTTTGTCCCTCTTTCATCGCACAATCATATAACCTAGTGTTGTACTATCAAACGGACAAGGGTTTTTCCATCTGATTTTGAATCCAGTAGTTGTTTTTGCAGGAATCCAAACACCACCGTGGTCAAACATTAACCCAACAAGAACATCATACGAACTATCCTTTTGTTTTAACGCTTCGGGTAACACAACGTCAAATTCAGTTGCATTTATTGGTACTGGATACCTTTGTGTCGGATTGGTTGAATCAGTTCTCACATTATTGTAAATCATACCTATGTTACCGTGACAATATTGAAGCATCCAATAATAGTCTTTACCAGGTGGAACAACATAAGCGGAAATTGCACCATCTACTAAGTCATTACCAGTAATATAGTAATCAATCCAAGTTTTATCTGTATCCATATGTAATGAATAACTAACTGTAGATGAACCCTTTTTAAAGTTATTATCTTGAATAACAACTCTCATTTTTGGTACTGGGTTAGCATCGGTTTCTTTTTGTGATTCGCCAATAGATAAATGTGTTTCAATTGAGCCATTAAATTGATTATCTCTGACAATAAGAGTTGTGTATTTATATATTCTCTCACCAACAGGATTTATTAAAGGATTCCAGAAGAATGAAAAACCTCGACGACAACCAATAAAATGATTTGATTCAACAGACGCAACACCTTGAGGGGGAGATGCAAAACGGACACCGTCTCCACGGTCAGTCAATTTCATAATATTGTTCGATATTTGCACATCTTCGGCAAATCCCATTACTTCAATACCGAACTGGAATTCACCTGTCAATATATTATCTGTTACAATTGTATTTTTACAATCACTTTCAGGATATGAAGCATGATCAACACCAATACCACCCCAAGCTTCTGTGTTTAATTGGTTTGGATAGAATTGGAAAGCATTTCCTCTTGTTAAATGTAATTTATTGTTTTCAACGGTAACATGATTTGTTTTAAAGTAAATATGTATACCGTGATGTAATGGGTCTTTTAAATAACAATTTTTAACACTAACATTAGAAACTCGATGAATCGATATTTGGTCTTCTGAAATCTTATCACAATAACAATTATCTATTAAAATGTTATTAGTCAATGTGTCATCTCGTTTTGTATCGACTAGAATTGCGCTCCATGATAGCCATGTAAATTTTGAATTCTTTAAAACCATATTATTACCACCTAAACGAATACCCGTATATCCAACATATTTTTCTGTTGGCATATTCGGAAAGGCCGTATAATATTTGTCTTCTCCAACTTTAACATAATTATTTTGAATATTACCATGAACCGTTAAACCGTCAATGGTAACATTATTTCCAGTGAACACTAGAATACTCGCTTTTAATCCTTTCGTTGTCAAAGGAGCATTGTCAATAACAGTAACCAAAGAACCTTTACTAAATTGAATGTTCATATTACTAGCTGTAATAACAACCTCATCTGAAACAGTATAAGTACCAAACGGGAAATATACATTTCTATCACCGCAAGCATTTAAAAGGTTAGTAATAGCTTCCGTTTCATCACTACCATCACCCTTTAAACCCACTAACGGTTTGGGTGGTGTTTTAACATTTATCCAATCCTTAGTTATTGTGTCTAACTGTGGAAAAATCTCTTCGTTAATAATTTTCTCTAACGTTCCATCATCCAACCACTCTTGTAATTTCTTTCTAACAGCTTCATCCAAACCTTCATTCATAATCCATTTACATAAAATGTTCCATTGTTCGGCTATATCACCAACAATAAGATTCATCTGATTTAAATGTTCGATTACTTGTATCATTTGCTCGTATATATTCATAGAAGGGTCAAAGGCGCTAGGTAGATAACGTCTATAGTACTCTTGCATGAACCCCGGCATACCATGAATTGGTTTTAAATCTGGTCTTGTCATATATTTTCCCTCCTAATAAACGAGCATAAATAAATCTTTTCTACACTCATCATAAATTTCACTTTCAATTCTTAAAAATGTTTCACGATATTTAGTTAGCATTTCAGAGTATGTTTCCACTCCGATTTTACCAACATAATTTTCATTTTCGTTAAACTTCTCATTTGTTTTACCGTTTTTATTACCAATTGTTCCATTTGTTCCAGTAGCCTTACCAACATCATGGCTTTCTGAATTACTATCAGTTTTAGAATTCGCTTCATCGTGTGTAACACTTTTATCCGTTGTTTCACCAGTACCATTTTTACTAGTATTTTCATCAATACTAATATTTTCTTGATTATGATCTTTACCAGTATTCTCATTAATCTTAGAAGCGTAGCGGATAATCCCTTTTCCGTCTTCTGTTGTGATATCAAGTCTTCCGTCTGGTGTATCTTCTTCTAGCACTCTAGTAAAATTAGTTCCATCAGATGTATTAGAGTTATTACCTTTTTTCGTTCCCGTTTCATCTGTTTTTGATGTTCCATTATTATTAACAGTACCATCACTAATCATGTTTCCAGTGGAACTAGCTTTTGATTCATTATCATTTGCTGTATGCGTTTCAAATTGACCATCTTCTTTAGAATCTAAATTAGAAGTTCCATCTTTTAAATGATCTTTCTTTCTAGTCATTTCAGTGTTTTTAAGTGGGTCAAATTCAATTAACTCACTTTTAAATCTCTGATTGTAATAGGGCATTTTTTCATTCATCCAATTTTCTAAATGAAACTTAAACAACTCAAATGTTTCAAAACCAATTTCCGTCATATAAAAACGTCTAATCCATTTTTTTTCAAAATCTT